CTCATTTCTGAGTTTCGTTCCATCTAAAAGATGGCGCGCGTTAAAGTCTTACCTGGTACTAGACCTTCCGCCATAAGGTATCTAGCAAAACCAGACGATATCCGAGACGGGATAATGTTTACGTGCCTCACATTAGCATACTCCTCTGGTGCATCCTCGACGTATGAGGTTAGTCGATAGGAGTTAAGTAGTGAAAGGGCATCTCTCTCCTTTGCACCTACTTGCTCAGGATACTTACGAAATTTCTCCGGATAGAGCGATCCGCGAAGGACATCGCTAAATGATCTCATTGGGAACCCGTTACGCCAGGATCTTCCGAGATACTCTATCAAGTCGGTTGATGAGCCAACTGACCCTTTAGAAGTGTTGGTCTTGAAACCGTAAGTTGCCAGGAATTGCCGAATCCGCTCCAACGTGATGGTTGCGTTGGTAAAGAACAGACAGTCGTCGCCTAGGACGAACAAGTTATTCGCCCCTATCCCTAGGTCGAATTTCGATGACGCCGCAGCAATTAATGCTACGTTACAGAAACTATCGACGATGCTGGTGAAGTAACTTCCTGAAGGAACACCTGACACTTTTCCAGTGACCAAAACAGGATACTTCGACCCCCTCATCGGCATAACAAGCGGCGTGCACGCAAAATAGCGCTCAATCAGGTCAAAAACTCGAGAAAGTTTTACGCCCTGATATACTTCATCATNAAGGTCATACCATGTACGCATAGCGTTGAAGGCATGCTTAATGATGTCGGCACGAACCGATGAATCGAATTGCGAGTAATCAATCGACATATGATACTTGTACTCGGAAGCACATCTTCTCATACGAGCACCGACTTCATGACTCGTGTCTCCGAACGTCATTACCATATCTCGAGACTTAAAGTCATCAATAATTTTGCGAGCTACGGTCGCTTCGATAATGATGATCTCGAGTGGTATGTTCCAGACTAATCTGGTCTTCTCATTACGTTGAGTTCTAACACCTGCTAACGCCGGGGAAGGCGCTTTGTCGTTGACTAAGATATCAACTGCCTTATCAAGGCCGACAGTGAAGGCTTCGATTTTCGACTCACCGTAAGCAGTCAAGCCAGCACTGGTCTCACGAATCCCAAGTGTCCTCATGAGGTCAGCTGCTTCGGTAACTAGCTTGACGGGTTTCAGCTTTTCTTGTGATAATGGTCGCGCAAACTGACTAAACGCGAATTTCAATCCGTCTCGTAAATGCCCGTTCAGGACATTGCTCCGTTGTTTCGGATTGTAGTGCTCAAGTTGCTCCCAGAGTTTATCATAACTGTATAGGTTACGGTACTCTGAGGTATGCTTGAAGGGGATACCCTGATGGTGAAGCACAGCTTCAACTACCTTATCGACTAGAGGGGTAGTCGCATCTGTCGACATCAGTTTATTCCACTGCACCAAGTATGGAGCCCGGAAAGGCCGTTTGTTCATACGAACATCTCCTTTCA